TCAGTTTTACAAAGTTGTAAGTTAACTTGGAAAGACTCAGGTTGAAGAATTTTCTCAGTCAATGTGATAGTTGACGTAGGGTCAAAGTCACAAGTAGCGTTTTTGATGATTCCGTCAGTAGCAACACGTTTGATAACTTGCTTGTATTTGACATTAGGCATAACGGTGATACCGCCTTTGTCTAAAGTTGGTGCAGACAATAAAGCTGCAGCGATGTACTTACCTGCGAACTCGCCTGCGTAAGTAGTAGTGATACTTGTTGTAGTAGCCATTTTATTTAATTATTTAATGTTTGAAATTCTTGATAATACCGTGTCCATAGTGGTTGCGTTTCTCTTAGTCGCAAACTTGAATACATCGGTAGCGGTGGAGTTTTCAGGATTGAAAGAAATAGGCTTAGGCTCTTCGCTCAATTCTACAGGTGCAACTTCTTCTGCAACCTCAGGAGTTTGTGACAAAGCAATTTGTGCTTTCAATTCTTCGTTCTCTTTTTTAAGTGCTTCGATTTCGCTGAAGAAAGATTCTTTAACGATAGACTCAACGATTTTTTTAGCTTGTGGAGCAGTCTCAGTAGCAGCTTCAACTTCTTCCTCTACCATTGGAGCTTCAGGAGATTCTACTTCTACTTCTACTTCAGGCTCAGCAGCTTCACGAACATCGGCAATTACACCTTCTTCGATAACTACTAAAACACGCATGTCTTCTAATTCATACTCACCGATTGGAAGTGCGATACGTTGTTCGTCTTCCGTTAGGATAAACACAGGTTGACCTGCTTCAAAAGCATCTGCTTCAAGCATAGATACTCCGTCTGAAAGACGCATAGTTTCCAACTTCACTTCTAAACCTAAAAGTGTGCGGACTTTGTTTAAGATTGATTTTTCGTTCATTTGTTTTTATTTATTAAATTGTTTTAGCAGCGTTAGATATGTTTGTTGCTGCTTTACCCCAATCAGAACTAAAATTACCTGTAGTTTCAGCAAGAGTTTTAGCAGTTAACTCAACACTATCCGCACCAAGTTCTTTAGCCATTGCTTGTAGTTTAACAAAGTCAGATTGTAATTTACCCAAATCACCTGCAACACCTGAAAGCTCTGAAGCGAGTTTTACAATTTGGTCTTTAAGTTTTGGTGCTTTAGCTGCGATTGCTTTAAATTTGTTTTGCAAATCGTCAATAGCACCTAACTCAACTTTGTGGGAAGCAAGCTCAGTAGCCTCTTCTTTAAATAATCTGTCGTAAACTGATTTTGTAGTGTTCATAAGTTGGTTTATATAAATAAAAACTAATTGTATTTTACTTTGTTGTATTTTTCAATTATGTTTGTCAAAAATTACGTTATGAAACAAACAGCAGTAGAGTGCTTAATTCAAGAACTTCAGAATAATTTTTCAAAACAATTGCAAGATATGTATAGCAGCAATCCACTTTTATTCAATGATATTTTTTTAAAAGCTAAGGAAGCTGAACAACAAAAACTTAAATCAGCTTACCAAAGAGGTAAGAAGTATAAGAAACCATTAAAAGATTCAAACCCTATAAAATAATAACTAAAGAACAATGACAGCAGTAGAATGGTATGCAGAACAATCAATGCGATTGGAGATTGAAAAGGCAAAAGGTAATATATCAATTAGTCAAATGCTAAATTCATTAACTGATTGTATTGAAAAAGCCAAAGAGATGCAAAAGAAACAAATAATCGAAGCTCACGATGCAGGTGTAAATGCAGGATATGAACTTGCTAAAAATGATGACATCTATATTGATTCAGGTGGTTTTGAAAATACTTGCAATAGTCAGAAGTATTATTTTATTAAATACGAAAAAGGGGAGCAGTAAGCATCCCCTTTCTTTTTTAGAATGATTTATTTTTATCCGTTTTGACGCACGATAGTTCTCACTCCGTTTACCTCAGTTTGAGTAGGAGCAGGCTCGTTGACCTCTGCAGTTTTACCGATGCCTTGTGCTTGTAAACTGCCATCACAACACTTGGTTGAGTATGTTCCGTTTTCACATAGGCAGCCTCTTTTGCTACCTGCTCTTGGACTTGCCTTGCTTGGTGTTTTAAATTTGCTCATCTTATTTAAGTAAGTTTTTAAGTTGTTCAATAATTTCATTTTTCTTTTGTTGCTCTAATGACATTTCTAACTTGTCAGCAAAGTAACCCTCAATTGAGAAGCCTTTAACCTTGCCTGCTTTTACATCTTGCCATACCTCATCGTTGTCTACCTTCATGGAAATCATCCAAGTTCCTTTTGGTAAGCTGAATCCGTAGAGCTTAGACTTGTCTTTTTCGCTATCCTCAATCAACCAAGATTCTACTACGGTCATTCCTTTGACTGCGTCTTTGTGTTCGTAGGTTGCGTTAGATTGGTTGCCGTTTTTAAAGAACAACTCCATCGCCTGACGCACCGTGTCCTCCGAAAAGTAGATGTAGTACTCCTCTTTCTTTGCGTTTACACGATAGATTTTTTTGTTAGGTATCAAAGCAGCACCCATTAAGATACGCTTCTCTGCACTTACCTCTTTGAGTTCTACTTCGTGTTTTGATAGGGCGATAAAGTTCTCCTCAATGGCGGGAGACTCTACAACACTCACGGCATCAATTCCGCTTTGTGCATCTTTTTCGTCTATGATTAATTCGATGATATTCATATTTATTCAACTTTTAATTGTTACAATGTTGCGTTTTTGACTCGGTTGCGGTCAAGTGCCTGAGCTGATGTTACCTCTCCTGAAACTACAAATGCTTGGACAGGTGTCTGCTGAATTTGTGCGAGTTGATTCATTCCTGAGTTGCCGACTACGTTAAACGATGGAGACATTGACGGAATAGAGCCACCGCCATTGCCACCGCCTCCGCCTCCGCCAACAGAACCGCCTCCCTCAAACTTTTGTTGAGAGATTTTAGCTACGTTAGCTAAACCTGTTGCTACTGCGATACCTGCTGCGATACCACCACGAATTGGTGAATCAGGAGTTGGAATAGGAGTAAATTGAGAAGCGTAAGCACTTGTTGCATTCTGATAAGTTGTAATTAAAGCACTTGCAATATTAGCAGCCTTTTGAACTTGAAACGCACGTTTTGCAGCCTTCTCTGATTTACCTGCAAACAATTCACTAATTGAAGCAATTGCAGATAACCCATCTAACGTTGCTTTAACTTGGAATGAGTTTGCTTGCTCTGCAATCTTTGCCGCACGTTGACCCTTTACTTGAAGTTCTAATAGTTCTTGCTCGTTGGCTTTACGTTTCATCTCAGCCTCCTCATTGAGTTGACCTTGTAAAACACTTAGTCCCTCTTGACGTATTTTTATCTTTTCAAGTTCTATAGGTTTTAGTTCTTTGTCTCTAATTTCGGCTAATTCTTTTGTTGCCGCTTCATAACGCTCACGAGCTTGCTTAAGTCTTTCTTCTTTTTGCTCTGCATAGTCCTCACTTCTATCCTTTTTGTCTTGCGCTCTTGCTTCTTCTCTTGCAAATCTTTCTGATTGTATTGTTGACCTTTCAGCGTCTAAAATATCCTTTAGCTCTCTTCGTCTTTCTATAGCATAAGCCTTGTTGATACCTTGTAAGTCGTTGTATTCTTTTAATGCTATGTTGTAACGCTCTCTTGCCTTCTGAGATAAGTTCTGACTGCGTTCAATCTCAAGTTTAGTAGTATTCTTGCCATTGATTTCAGCCATTTTGATTTCGTGGTCATAACTTGCGGCTATTGCATCAGCTCTTTTCTTGGAAGACTCCATTGCCATATTGTTAGCGGCAGTTACTCTTTTGGCATTATCTTCAATGGCTTTAGCATTTCTTTTAGCAGCGTTGTCAGTTATCCCTAACCAATCCGTGAAATCCTCAAAAGCACGAGTAACAACTTTTACATTAGTCAGTAAATATGCTAACGCACCAACCAAAGCAAGCACACCTGTAGTCATAAATACTTTAGATGCCGTAGTCATACCCGTGAAACCTGATACAACTGCAGTTTTTAACGCTTTAAATGACGGAACTGCCTCTCTGAATCCTTGAATACCTTGCTGAATAGCCATTGCTGACTGAACTTTAAGCAAAGCCTTTTCTATTTGCTCTGATTCCGCACCAAACGTACCCATCACACCCTGAGCCAAACTGAACCCTGCAGTAACACCATTTAATGCGCCACCTAACTTTTGAGTCATCGTAGTGGCAGCAGCGTCAACGGCTAAGTCAGTTTGAATCTGAACCTTTCGATAATTACCTACTGTCTTTAATAAGTCTTGGTATTCTTGTGTTGCGGTTTGTCCTGCGTTGGCTAACTCATACAATCGGTCTTCTGCCTCGCCCATACGAGTTGTAAGCGGTTGTAAATCGCCATATACTTCTTCAAAACTTGCAGAGACATCGTGAGTAGCTTTAGCGAGGTCATCCATCGCCTTAGTAGCTTGTTTGGTATCTACGTTTATTTGTATGTTTTTAACCTCTGCCATTTTGTTTGTTTATAAGTTCACGTTTTGCTTGTTTAATTCCTTTCTTCAGAGACGTGTGTAGCTTGTATTTTCCTTTGGCGATGTCTATGGATTCCGTGTTTCCGTAGAAGTCATCTAATTGCAGCATTGTGACTATTTGTTGTATCATTGGAATATGTTAAAGAATTCTTCACTCGTTGTACCATCTAAATAACTATAAGTGATGCGGATTGTATAAACCGTCCCTGCTGAACCGGCAGGAATACCTATCTGAATAATCTGCGAGCTTTCTACAGGATTAACTGAGAATGTTACATCCGAGTTTTCGCAGGCTAAATTAGCTTCAAATGCTCCGTTAGGTAAATTAACAGGATAGTTTACATCGCCACCTGCAGTAGCAGCTTTTGGAATAGGAATAGTTGAGTTTATTACGGGTCTGAAATCCATTATTAGTTGGAAGTCTACATCTCCGGTGTTTAGGTTAGATTTCATTTCGTTAATGATGTAACGCTTGTCTCTGATTACTAATCTATCGTTGAGCTGAAGGTTTGTTAGTAGGCTTGTAGGTAGGTTCGTCTTTACGTTGACCAATCGTTGCTTGAGGTTATAAAGATTGTACAAGTAACTGAAATAGTATTGACTGAACTGCGTGTTTTGTATTGGGTACTCCAAAAGCGTTGACGTCTCAGGCGCAAAGTTTAGCGTAATGTCTGAGTTGTTAAATTCTAAGTCCTGCCCAAACGGAGTGTAAGTTGTGATTGTAGAGTGACCACCTCCATCGTTTGCAAATTTAATATCCGTAACTTGATTATCATATTGGTACAATAAAACAGGCTTAGGAATGTATGGAGAAAACTCTCCGTTCAAAGAATATCCGAGTTGCAGTTGTTGCGTTCCGTTATACTTAGTTTGAAGTAGATTCTCAAAAGGCACTTCAATAGTGAACTCTCCACCATCGTAGTTGTATTGATAAGTTGTGTCTCCGTAGTTTCGGTTATACGTCTGCGAGAAGTTTTTGTTTAGGAAGCACTCAGACTCTTGAAACTTGAACTGAATCTTTTTGTAAAGCGGCATTCGCTCCATTTCGATAGTAGTTACATCCGTGTGCTGAGAGATGTCAACAACTGCGCCTTTGGAATACCAATCATCTAACGGCTCAAGCCAATATTCGTTTTCTACAAGCGAGTAAATAGTCATATTGAACATTAGCATAATTCCTTTTAAGAACTCGCCTACTTTCATATTAGGAGCATTAGCCGAAAGGTCTATACTTAAAGCCGTAGCCAAAGACGAATAAGTTACCGTGAGATAGTCCGTGTTTACCGAGCCTGAAGTAACGTAGTCAACTTCATAAACCAAGTTTGAGCCTATTGTGTTAGTGCCTGCCGTTCGTATCTGAATTGTGTATAACGCATCCAATCCTACCACCTGAGAAATGTTATCTAAGGTATAAGTACCTGTTCCAAAACCTACAATCGTATTAAATAAGTTTCCGTTTTGATATACGTCAATGTAGTAATCAGCCGAGCTTGTTGTAGACGTAACGTTGTAAATCAAGCGGTGAGTAATTACACCCGATAGCTCCTGAACGTGAATAGTGTTAGTTGCTGCCGTGTAAGTCTGTGTTAAATCGTAATTGACAAACGTAGGAACTACAGTAGTTGAAGTTAAGTTGTAGCCGTAGGAAGTTTTTACAAGCGTTTCCTTACCCTTGAACCACAAGAACAATTTAGTAAATCGCTCATCAGTTAGGAAAGTTCCGTTGAATGTGATTCCGTATTTTGCTTCAATTGCTTCAAGAATCTTAGTTACCCTAACTGCAGGAAACAACTCATCTTTAT